TCCTGATGCTAATCGTGGTAAAGGAGAAGTTGTAACTCCTAAGCAGATGGAGAAGAAACGTCGTAAGGCATTACGTCAAGAAGAATTAGAGTACGTACCAGAAGACATGTCTGGTATGTCCCAGAAGTCTGGTGACAAGAGAAGTACTGAGTCTGGTGCTGGTATGACAGCTAAGGGTGTTGCCAAGTATAATCGTAGAACTGGTGGCAACTTAAAGACTGCAGTCACGACACCTCCTTCCAAACTTAAAGCTGGTTCTAAGGCAGCTAACAGACGCAAGAGTTTCTGTGCCAGGTCCAGAGGTTGGGATGGTGAGAGAGGCAAGGCAGCTAGGAGACGCTGGAATTGCTGACCGATTATTCTTCGACTGAATTCGTTCCGTTAGTGAACGCGATGGTCGGAATATTATTTTTCTTGACTGCATACATTTGCTATCGAGTTATTAATTATGACGATTGAACTATTATGCAATTAGATGACAGGTCTGCGTATAAATCTAATCCTCTTCTCAAGCAGAGAGGAGTACAGATCGATTTTACTAAGGAACAAGTATCGGAGGTTATCAAATGCTCCCAAGATCCTGAGTACTTTCTTGAAAACTATATTAAAGTTATTTCTCTGGACGATGGCATTGTTCCTTTCATTCCATATCCTTTCCAGTGTAAGCTGATTGATAGTTTTCGTAATAATAGATTCCGTATCTGTAAGTTACCACGTCAGTTAGGTAAATCTGTTACAGTTACAGCATACCTGATTCACCAGGCTATCTTTAGAGACAACATTAACATCGCCATCCTGGCTAACAAACGTGAGACAGCCTTCGAACTGATGGCTAAGCTACAAACATCTTATGAAAACTTACCGAAATGGTTACAACAGGGCGTCCTTGGGTGGAACAAGGGGTCCATTGAACTTGAAAACGGTTCAAGAATTACTGCGTCGTCGACATCTAGTTCTGCCGTCCGTGGTTTTTCTTACAATATTGTTATGCTTGACGAGTTTGCGTTCGTTCCCACCAACGTAGCAGACGAGTTCTTTAGCTCAGTATATCCTACTATCTCCTCTGGTAAGAGTACTAAGGTCATCATTGTTTCTACCCCTAATGGGATGAACCACTTCTATAAGTTGTGGAATGATGCAGAGAATGGCAGGAATAGTTACAGACACACAGAGGCACACTGGTCTGAAGTCCCAGGTAGAGATGAAGCCTGGAAGGCTGAAACCATTGCCAACACATCAGAGCAACAGTTTCAACAGGAGTTTGAGTGTGACTTTATTGGTTCTGCTGGTACTCTTATCGCTGGTTCTAAACTTAAGGCGTTGTCATACAACGAACCACTAACGTCATCTGGTGGTCTTGACATCTATGAGCAACCAATTCAGGGACACGAATACCTGATGACAGTGGATGTGTCTCGTGGTATGAAGTTAGATTACTCTGCCTTTGTGTTGGTCGACATTACAGGGTATCCCCATAAAATTGTAGGTAAGTATAGAAGTAATACAATTAAACCAATGTTGTTCCCTGACATTATTGTTCAGGTGGCAAAGCAATATAACAACGCTTGGATCCTGGCAGAAGTCAATGACATTGGTGACCAGGTAGCGTCTCTTATCTATTATGATATGGAGTATGAGAACCTACTGATGACAGCAATGCGTGGCAGGTCTGGTCAGGTGCTTGGTCATGGTTTCTCAGGTGGTAAAACACAGCTTGGACTCAAGATGGCTAAGGCACCTAAAAGAATTGGGTGCTCAAACCTGAAGCAAATGGTGGAGAGTGATAAACTCCTGTTTAATGACTTCAATATTATTAACGAACTCACCACTTTTGTGGAGAAGAGAGACAGCTTCTCTGCTGAAGATGGGTGTCACGATGACCTTGTCATGTGCATGGTCATCTATGCTTGGGCTGTGGCACAAGATTACTTTAAAGAAATGACCGACCAAAGTGTCAGGGAGCAATTGTATGAGAAAGATAAGGATCAATTGGAGGAGGACATGTCTCCTTTTGGTTTCGTTGTTGGTTCTGGAGATGAGGACGTCATTGTGGACAATGGACAACTCTGGAGAACAGTCTGGGAGTCAGACAGGTACGATAAGTACAGAGACAGAATAGATGAGTATGGTATGCCCAATAGTGACTGGACTTGGGGTACTCCAAATACTGACTGGTGGTAAAGGGATTTTATGGGATACTACCATTTACTTAAAAACTTTTAAGTTATTCCGTGACCCCAGTCAAAACAAAGGTTTTTCTAAATAATCCTGGATATAAAATTATATCAGGAGTCCATAATGGTTATTAAAACCGCTTCTCCAGGGATCGTTATCAATGAGATTGATCTTACAAGGGGAACTAGTGACGCAATCACTACAAATATTGGTGCTCTCTGTGGTCCATTCAAGAGTGGTCCTGTAGACGAGATCCTAAAAATTCATACAGAAGCAGAACTCCAGAGAATCTTCGGTGGTCCCACCGATGAGAACTACGAGTACTGGTGGACTGTCTCCAACTTCCTGGAGTACGGTGGCGTATGCTATGTTGTACGTGTTGATGATGAAATTGGTGATGATGCTGCTGACGCCCTTGGCATTGATGCCATTGGCACACAGACAATGAGAAACGCTGTTGACCTTCTGGATATTAACGGCAACTCCGTCTATGTCAAGAACGACGACCACTTTGAGTCTGACATTTATGAGCAGGGTGCTACAGAAGCACGATACATTTCCAGAAACCCAGGAACCTGGGGCAACAGCATTGCTGTTACAACCATTGATGCTGGTGCTGACTATCAGGCAATTCTGAGAACTGATAACATCAGAGACGGTGCCGGTAATATTGAAGCCCCAGATGAGACAATTTTCTCTCAGATCCTGGACTTTGGTGATGTCGTTGGTAAGTATATCAAGATCGCCGCTACTGGTGAGATCGAGATTGATATGACTGATGATGACACAGTTTATCCTGTGTACATCGAAGCTTGGGAGCCACCTTCTGAAGGTGGTCTGTTGGATGGTAAAGGTTACATCACCCATTATGAGAACGGAGTGTACCAGATCCTGGTAACTCAAGGTAACTTCCAAGAAGGTGACATGATCACTGGTGGAATTGCATCTGTTGGTTCTGCATCCCAAACAATCACAAAGCTCTACCCCATGGGTGAGCACAAGATTTACAAGCCCAACCTGATCGATGCTGATCTGTTGGCTGAGACTGGGATGATTCTTGATACAGATCAAGATGACGACACCCTGTTGGCTGAGTTTATTTCTCCTGGTACAGATAACGAGAGAGTCGTAACAACAATCTGGGAACCCCAGACCTACTCACTGCTTGAAGGTTTCAACCAGTTTGGTTGGCCACGTAACCCCAGAATGAACCAGAAGGCTACCCTTTTGGGTCCTGGTCAGCTGGGTGAAACATACATCTACAACAGCAGAACTGAGACCTGGGTAAACTCTTACCAACCTCATGAAGGTGACTGCCTGTATGATGGTGAGTATGTGTTCCAGATCGAATTCATTGGTGACTGGTACAATCAGCAGGTTGCTTTCCAAGGTATTCCCTGGTACAGATTCGCTGATCGTCCTGGCACTTCACTGAATGCACTGGACAGAGGCGCAAGAAACGATGAGATGAACATCATCGTCTATGACGCAACTGGTGACCTGACAGGTTCTAAGGGTAATGTCCTTGAGGCATACCTGGGAGTCTCCAAACTGAAGGGTGCAACCACACCTGAAGGTGAAGTCAACTACTACGCTGACAGAATCAACGAATTCTCCGAGTTTGTATTCGCCAACCAGCCATACGATTTGGCCAAGGGTGGTATGAACGAGGGCAGAGCTGAAATTGGTTTCCGCATCGGTGATGGTGTTGAGGCTGGTTACATCGTACCTGGTCCAAGACAACTTCACGGTGGTGAGGACAACCTTTCTGCCACACTGGGTGAACTCCAGTACGCTTATAACAAATTCGACATTGAGAATGTATTTGACTTAGACTACATCCTCCAGGGTCCAGCAGGAGCTAACCTTGAAGATGCAGTTGCTAAGGCAAACTTCATTATCTCTGTGGTTGAGGAGAGAAGGGACTGCATGGCTTTCCTGTCTCCCCCACGCTACATGGTGGTGAACCAAAACTCCGCATCACAAATCACACGCAATGTGGTTCAGTGGGCAGACGAATTGAGTTCTTCCTCCTACGCTGTCTTTGACAGTGGTTACAAATATCAGTATGATCGTTTCAATGATAAGTACCGTTACATTCCCCTGAATGGTGATGTTGCTGGTACACTGGTTTACAGCTCCTTCAGAGCTGAGCCTTGGTTCTCTCCAGCGGGTTTCTCAAGAGGACAAATCAGAAACGCAGTGAAGCTTCCCTTCAACCCAAGTAAGAAGCAAAGAGATGATCTCTACTCCTCCAGAGTCAACCCAGTTGTTGACTTCCCAGGTGAGGGCACTGTTCTTTATGGTGATAAGACAGGTCTGGCTTACAGCTCTGCCTTTGACAGGATCAACGTTAGACGTCTGTTCCTTATCATTGAGAAGGAAATCGCTAAGATCTCCAAGACAACTCTGTTCGAGTTTAATGATGAAATCACCAGAACCTTGTTCAAGAACAACGTTAATCCCTTCCTGAGAAACGTACAGGCCAAGCGTGGTATGTATGACTTCCTGGTGGTGTGTGATGAGAGTAATAACACTCCTGAGATCATTGACCGCAACGAGTTCGTCGCTGACATTTACATCAAGCCAGCGAGATCGATTAACTTCATCACTCTGAACTTCGTAGCAACTAAGACTGGCGTCACGTTTGATGAGGCCATCGCTCTCCACAGACGTACATCATTCTAAACCCCTACAGGTAAATAACCCATGGCATATCAAAAGAGTATTGAAGACTTTAAGGCAGTCCTTCAGGGTGGTGGGGTACGCCCTACTATGTTCCAGGTCGAAATGACCTACCCCGATGCTGTGGTTGCTGACGGCAACTTGGCAACCCAGGAAGGTACCTTTCTTATTAAAGCAGCTGGGATTCCAGCTTCCAATGTGGGGAACATTCAGGTTCCCTTCAGAGGTCGTAAGCTGAAGGTATCTGGTGACAGATCTTATGATGACTGGACCATTACAGTTACTAATGACGTCACCTTTAGAACCAGAAAGACATTTGAAGAGTGGGCTGAAAAGATCCAGAACCACAACTTCGTCCTTGGTGCTAACACCCTGGTTGATTACTTTGGCTCTGCCATTGTAAGACAACTGGATCGTGATGGCAATCAACTTAGAGCTTATCGCTTTGAGGGTGTATGGCCAACTGTTGTTGGTGACATTGGACTTGATTTTGATAGCACAGATCAAGTTGAATTCTATGATGTTACACTCTGTGTCCAATACTGGAGTGCTATTGAAGCTGGTGATCCTTACACCTCTGCTGTACCTATCAACTCCAGCGCTGACCTTAACGCAATTTCTAGCTGATATATTTTCAGAGTTTTTAGGGAGGCAATAGCCTCCCTTTTTTTGCCTCTAAATAACCATATAAGTTATAGTCAACGTGGTGCAAGATAGTACAAATCCAGCTTCACACCAGAGGAAAGACGGTAGATTATTTGGTTTCTCGTATCGTCAACCCGATCTTGAGGAAGTAACAACTAAGGTATCTCCCATTCCACCCAATGCAGATGACGGTGTAACCGTTGCTGCTGGTGGGGTCTTTGGTTATGGTGTCGATATGGACACCAGCGCACAGAAGGACGCGCAAAATATTAAAAACTATAGGTGTATGGCTCTCCACCCTGAAGTGGATAGTGCCATTGAGGATATTGTCAATGAGGCAATCACCTCTGATACCAACGATACACCAGTAGCAATTGACCTGTCCAACTTGGACGTGTCAGAAAGAATTAAAACAATTATTAGAGAGGAGTTTTCATATCTCCTCCACCTCTTGGACTTTAATAACAAAGCCCACGAGATGTTCCGTAAGTGGTATATTGACGGACGTCTGTTCTATCATAAGGTCATCGACCTCAACAACCCTGAGCGTGGTATCACTGATATTCGTAACATTGATGCTCTTAAGATCAGACTGATCAGAGAGTATCAAAGACCACTGCCAGAGCCATACCTGAGAAACACACAGAAACCATTATCTGGTGATATGCCTAAGGTATTTGGACAGGCATCAGTTCAGTTTCCTGCTAGGGTAATGGAATACTTCTTGTATAACAAGAAGGGTATGAACTATATGGGACGTGGTTCCTTTGGTAGTCAGCAGAATGATACAGTTAGACTGGCAAGAGATTCTGTTACCTATGTCACCTCTGGTCTGGTAGATGGTAACACAGGACAAGTCCTATCCTATCTTAACAAGGCACAGAAGTCACTCAATCAACTGCGTTGGATGGAAGATGCCATTGTCATTTACAGAATGGCAAGAGCTCCTGAGCGTCGCCTGTTCTACATTGACGTTGGTAACTTACCTAAGGCTAAGGCTGAGAATTATCTCCGTGACGTGATGGCACGTTACAGAACTAAGATTACTTACGACCAGGCTACTGGTGAGATCAGAGACGACAAGAAATACATGTCTATGCTGGAGGACTACTGGCTCCCCAGACGTGAAGGTGGTCGTGGTACTGAGGTTTCTACTCTCCCTGGTGGTCAGAACCTTGGTGATCTGGAGGACCTGAAGTATTTCCAGGACAAACTTTATCGCTCACTTAACGTTCCCGCTTCCAGACAAGATGCTGGTGATGGGTTCCAGATTGGTAAGTCTGATAATATCACAAGAGATGAAGTTAAGTTCTCTAAGTTTGTGGGTAGAATGAGACTGAAGTTTGCTTATCTGTTTGTTGATTTACTTAAAACTCAGCTGGTGCTGAAGGGTGTTGTATCTCCAAAAGAGTATGACTCTATGAGAGAGCATATCACCTTCGACTTCATCTATGATAATCACTTTGCTGAGCTCAGAGAGATGGAGATGATGCAGAATAAACTCCAGCTGGCAGCTATGGCTGAGCCATATGTTGGTAAGTACTTCTCTGTCTATCAGGTTCGTAACAGACTTCTTGGTTACACTGATGGTGAGATCAAAGAGATCGATCAGCAGATTTCTTATGAGCGTAATGTTGGTATTATTCCTGATCCTAATGCTCAGATGATGACAAGAGCAAGACAAATGCCAGGTGGTGGATCACCAGAAATGTCTGGTGAGTTCCAAGGTGGAGCTGGTGTTCCAGGAGACATGGGACTTGATGGAGCACCTGCTGAGCCTTCTGGTGGTGCTTCTGGTGGTGGATCTATAAGCGCTGGTGGAGGAATGGCTGGTGGCGGCGGTGGACCCATTGCTGCTCCTATGTAATAAATAATCAAAACACGTAAAATTATGTCTAGAGTTGCAGAACTAATTGATTTGATTGCACAAGGTAAGAATACAGAAGCTTCTGAAGTTCTCAATTCAGAGCTGCTGTCTCGTTCTTATGAGGCAATTAATGGAATTAAACCACAGGTGGCAGCAGATTACTTCTCCCCAGTGGTTGATTTTGGTGACAGTACTGAGCGCATCGACATTGAAATTCACCCTGAAGACACAATTGACGAGGTCCCACAAGAATGAAACTAATCAGAGAAGAAATTGAATCCATTGAGGTTCTCACTGAGGAAAGAGGTGGTAAGAAACATTTCTACATCCAAGGACCTTTCCTTCAAGGTGACATCAAAAACCGTAACGGTCGCATCTATGAAAGTAAGATCCTGGCTAAAGAAGTTAATCGTTACAATGAGCAATATATCTCCAAGAACCGTGCTATGGGGGAGCTGGGTCACCCAGACGGACCAACAGTCAATCTTGACCGCGTTAGCCACAAGATCACATCACTGAAACAAGAGGGTAGTAACTTCATTGGA